CAATAAATCATTAACCTTAACTAAACCGCCATTTTGTCCGCCGTCGATTGTTATTTCATTTTCAGTATCGAGCGTGATTTTATCGACTTCAGAAAATAAAGAAACATATCCCGTTAATTTGTTTAAAAACGTTACAACGACAACAGAACCAACAACGGGAAAAATACAAAGCCCATTTGAGCCGTTTAATGAACTTTGAAGCCTTACGTCGAATATTTCGGCGTTTCCGTTAATTGGTGCAACGTCCGCCGTTCTTTTTACTTCGTCCACGCTTTTAACTGTACAAATAACGGAATAAATTTCCGCCGTTTTGTCTTCCGTGATTGTTCGAAGCATTTTTCCGATTTCGTCCATGTTTAAAAGTTTTGTAAATCGTTAATTGAAAAGTCGGTCCCAGAAATAGCCTTTCGGCCCAAACTTACACGCTGGCGAAATCCATTCATTCCGAAGCGCGTTTCGATACCGTCAACGAAATACGTTCCGTTTTGTTCTGGAAGCTTGTAAGACCTTAAATTTATAATATCGCCGTGTTCTATCTTTTTGTTTCCAAACGTTTCGAAATCGCCACGGAACCCCGTAAAACGATATTTTATTATATCCCTTTCGGCAACGGCTTTTAATTCCGGTTCTGAAAGGTTGAAATAATGGGCCGTTCTTTGTTCGCCTCCAACGTCCCCGACTTCGATTTCAATTTTCGAATTGTCTGGCATCATGGAAATAGCCTTCAATTTTATTTTAACGTCTTCGGAATTTTGCCAGGTTAACGAATTATCGATTATATTTCTTTCTTTGGTAATATTAAAAACCCTCGAATTTTTAGGAACGTAAGCCAGACCGCAATAAAAAACCCCGTCGCGGAAAAATCCTTCCAACGAATAAACTTTTCGCAATTCCTCTAATATCTGTAAAGGCGTAACGTTTGACAGCCTAAATTGTCCGAGTTCAGCGTCCACGGCTTCGAATGTTATTCCCGTCGGCATAATGTCAGAAAGTAAGGTTTTCAACGTAACGCTTTTATATGACTTTGTAACGGTATTCTGTTTTAATAGGAAGGCCGAATTTTCGCAAAATAATTTAATAGGCGCGTCCATTGAAACGCGGGAAATGTAACCGTCGAAATATACTTCTAAATCGTTAGGAAAATAACATAATTCTATTTTTATCTTATCCCCACGCCTAAACAAAGAAGACAGACCGACAACGACGTTCTTTCCGCCTTTCGTTATTTTCTTCGGGATTGTGATTTCGCAAGTATCGACAAATTTTTTCCAGGTCGACGAAATGGAAATTTCATTCGTAAAGTTTAACGTCGTAATGTCGCCACTTTCCGCGCTTGTTATTGTTATTTTAGATTTAAGTCTTTTCATTTTTAAAATTCGTCGATTTCTAATTCGACAGGTATATCGCTAACAGCAGAAATTCTAAATTCCTGTTGGTTCCTGGTTCCTTCAGTTTGTGGGAAATCATAACTTTCGATAACTATCGAATGAATGTCAAACCAACTTAAAAATTCAGAAATTAGGCTGTCCGCTGGAATAGCTGTCGGCGATTTTAATATTTGAATAAGTTCGTTTACTTCAGTTTCTGGATAGGTTCGGTCTGGCGAAACAATCGCGCCCGAAATTTCGATTAAATAATCCCCGTCGGAAACGTATTCTTTAACGGTCCCGTTTCGTCCTTGTATCGGAGTTTTAACGATATTTTTCGTTTGAGTAACCGTAAATATAACGGTGTCGATTGTTACGCCTTTTGAAATTAGAATATTTTTTCCGTCTAAATTGTCGTAACTGAACGGTTTAAATTCTAAGTTAGAAAAGACAGGCGTCCCGAACATTGACGGTTTTAAATCCGATTTATCCTGTATCAATTCCCCGACCTTATAATCGTCTTCGTTATTACTTTCTATTCCTTTACCTGGACGAAATAATTTAGGTTTTACAAGCCCTAAAACAGCCCCAGAAATAGTGTATCTTCCTACTGTCATAATATTACGTTGTTTGTACGTCGTTAACCACGCCTAATAAAATCCGTGAAACTTCGTTTTTGATTATAGTTGAAAAATCCGTCATATCCTTAGACGTTTCGAAATTCTGTTCTTTTATAAGTGATCCGATTTGAATGTTAAACGTCTTCGGCGCACCCGCTTTAATTTCTGAAAGACCGCTTTTTAAATTTGATTTTTTACCTTTGGCCCCTATTTTATCTATTTTTAAACCGCCGTCGGCTGTTCGTGGGGTTCTTTCTTTAATTTTGTTAAAGGCGCCCATTTTATCCATTAAACCAGCGACCCCGACTTTATTCGTCTGGGGCAAAATTCCCATTGTTTGAGTTTTCGCGTATTCTTCCGCTGTTGGACCAGACGTCTTTCCTTGAACAGCAATTCCCGCCGTTTTTCGTATCGATTTAATACCGTCCGAAATCGTGTCCAGACCGAAAAAATCCGCTACTTTCTGAAGCGGTTCGAGAATAGCGTCTAAAATAGTACGTCCAATTTCTTTAATTCCCGCGATTATTCCTTGACCCGTGAACGCTTCTTTTATTTTATTCCAGGATTGGTAAATCTTTTTAAATATCAAAACGATCATTCCTAAAGGCCCCATTAATAACATAACGACGTCGATAAAAGTAAAAATCGTGTCCTTCCATTCGTTCCAATGACGAATAATTAAAACAACGCCAGCCGTTAAAAGGACCAAAGCCCCAATAATTACGCCTATTGGGTTCGCGTACATTACAGCGTTTAAAACAGCGAAAGCGGACGAAAACCCACCCGTCGCAAGCGCTGAAATACCGACCGCGATTTTGTACGCTACAAATCCACCCGTTACAATACCGACAACGATTGCGATATCCTTTAATAGTTTTTTATTCTGAACGATTTTCAGTCCGAAGTCCGCCAACTTAGACAGAACAGGGATTAACGCTTCACCGATTTTAATTCCTATTAATTGCATTTGCCCGACCATTGTCGACCATTTACCGCCTAAAGTTTTAGATTGCTTCGACATTAAATCGAAGTACGTTCCGCCCTCGGACGTCATGTTTTGAAACGCTGTCGTTAACACGTCCGAAGTAATGGACCCACTTTCCGCAAGCTTGTAAATTTCGGCGGTCGATTTTCCCGTCATTCTGGAAAGTTCCTGTAATAATGGAATCCCACGTTCCGAAATTTGATTTAGTTCTTCAGCTTGCAATTTCCCCTTATTCATAGACTTACTATAAATCTGTGAAAGGTCGTCCAATGGCATAGCAACCCCCGAAGCAATATCCCCTAAAGTTTTTAAACTTCCAGATATTTTGTCCGAAGCCATTCCAGCCGAAAGAAGCATTTTTCCCGACTTTATAACTTCGGCGTTATCAAACGGCGTAAAGTTCGCGAAATCGTTTAATTTACCTATTAAAGCGTTCGCCTTTTCGGTGTCGCCCATGAAGGTACCGAACGCGACGCGGGTTTGTTCCATGTCGGCCCCTAACGAAACAACTTTCTTTGCCATTATTCCGACCCCAGCAACGGCCCCGAAGCGCATCGCTAAAGAAGTCAATTTCGAAAAACCGCCAGAAAGTCCAGAATTACCGTTTCCGATTTTATCCTGTAATCCGCCCATTTTTCCGCGAACGTCTTCGACAGACTTTGCAACGTCTTTTAATCCAGACTTTACGCCCTTATCAATAAGACTGATTATATATTCTTCGCGATTTTGTGCCATTTTATTAATTTAAACTTTTACAAATTACGTTAAGGTATTCGACTGTTATATCATTTATATTACTTGAATTTTCAACCCATATTTCAACGTAATCGTTTTGATTTAATTCGACTATTGTTTGACAAGTTAATGATTCAGAACGGCCCGTCCCAGATGTTGTACTATACATTTCACTGCTAGAAATAACGATTCCATTCTTAGCGACGTAAACGCCTATTATTTTATTGTTACCACTTGTTAAAGATAAAGTCGCGGTAACTTGAAAATCCCTAATTAAAGCCCCGACATATGTTAACCTGTTGTCTGTGTGTGTGAATTTTTGATTAATTGAATTAGCTGTCGAAGTACCTAAAACCTTAACGGGCGTATCAACTGTTGAAATAGTTGTAACCGTTACATTATTAGACATAAAATAATTACCAATTTCGGCGGTGTTTTCGATACCTTTCGAATTAACAAACCTAGTCTTATTATCTGTATAATCGACCCCGCTTAAATACGTACCGCCCCCGCTGAAATTAATCGTATCTAAGATATAGCCTTCCGTTGGTATTGTAGCGCTTGAATTAACGTTTATTCCAACCGTCGAACCGAAAGCGATAACAGAACTATAAATTAACCTAAAACGGCGCGTAATTGTAGCCGTTGAAAGTATATCCAATATATTACCAACTGAACCACTTCCGACAAATATCGAATTATCAATTCCGATAGTCCCGTGTGATCCGTCAAATTGTAAATTTTGACTATTTAAAAAAGCGCCTTTCGAAAAGATAAAATTATCCGCTGTATTTATTTTACCTATATTCGGAACGTTTAAAAAATTTACTCCCGTCCAATCTAAAGCCAGCGGGGCGTTAGTTACGCCGTTAAAACTTATCGCTGTATCTACATTCTCGATAGTTATATGACGAATCGGTGTCGTCCATTCGCTGGTGAATAAAGCAACGCCGACAGTTAATCCCGTCGATGTTAAACGGCTGTTTTCAGACGAAGCGCCCAGAATTACCGTATTTTGAGAACCTAAAAGCCTGGACCCTAATAAATCGATCGAACCCGTAAAGTAATACGTCGCGTTCGCTTTTAATTTTATTATACCGCTTTGCGCCTTCGGCAATTCCGAAACGCTAGAAACGAAATAAAACGCCCCGCTTCCGCCCAGGGCCGTATTAAAACCCGTATTGAAACGAACGAAATCTTCGAAAACTGTCTTACTAGAAAACGGATTATTAAATTCGTCTTCAATTTCTGAAAAGTCCAAACTTAAAAACTTAACGCCTTCCGAATAAAATTCGTAAATATCTGAAGACACGGCCGTTTTTGTCATCTCAACCGTCGAACGGCGTCTTTGAATTAAAACGTTTTCCGCTTCATTCAAAAATAAAATGTAATTCCCTTGTATGTATATATTCATAATCTTTTATTCTGTTCCGTTATATCTTTTATTGTCAAAATTCAAACAATATACCAGGTCCCACCATAAACGGGCGAATTCGTTATCCGACAGCGTGTCGGGTTCGACCTTAAAATGAAAACGAAGCAACGCGGACATTTTTCGAAATTCGTCCGCGTTGTCGTCTTTTAAATTTATTTCGAATTCGCCAAAAGCTTTTTTAAAGAACTTTCTTTTCTTTCGATAACTTCAACAGCTTTTAAACAGGCTTCCGTCATTAAATCCTCGTTTTTACGAATTTCTTCGTCGCCACCAACCCAACAAGCATTTAAAATAATTTCGCCAGCCGTTACTAATCTAGGCGCGCCACTTGTCGGCATAATTAAACCGAGGGCCTGTTCCATTACAGCGCGTGAAATACCTTTCAAATAGCATATTTTCCCCTCGACTTCTAGTTCGAATTTTGCCCCTTGCGGGATAATGTTTTCCTTTTCCATATACTTAAAAATTAATTGAAATCAAAGATACAAAAAAAGCCGTCCAAAACGAACGGCTTTATTAATTGATTAAATAATTTTTTTATCTAAAGTCAATATGTGAAAGGATCAAATCGAATGACTGTTTCAAGTCCGTGTCGCCTTGCGAAGCGTCCACCCCGTCCGAAATGAATTCACAATTTTTTAACGTGTGTGTTACGGGTTTTTGAGCATTACCAAAGAAAACCGTAATATCGAAAGCGGGAACGTTCAAAAGTGATCCGTTCGGCGCAACGTCGCGAATTGCTTCGATGTCATTCATTGAAATATCGAAAGACGCGTCCGCTTCAATTACTCCTTGACCCCTAGAAACCGCGTTCGATCCCTGTCCGTAATTATTTGTTTTTTCCTGTTTTTGATTATAAGTAATCTTCGAAACTGAAGCGACAGGAACGCCCAAAATAGTAACTATTATCTGTGTGAAGTCGTAAGAACGACCGTTAATTAATGGAGTAGCCATTTTTTTTTAAATTTTAAAATTAAACACTAACGGCAAAACCGATATTTACTTCAATCTCACGCGCAACCCCAACAGGAACTATTTTAATCGAAACCGCTATTTTCGACGTTGTTAAAACGTTTTGAGTTGGATCGATAGTCGTAGAAAACGCCGAAAGTTCGCCGTCCCTTTCCATTTGTTCCAAAGCTTGCTTAACCGTGTTTTTATAGTTCGAAATAACGTCTTCAGTTAATGTTCCGTCCGTGTTAACGTATAACGGTGAATTAACAAAAGGAAGCAATAAAGCGCGCACGTTTCGAACGGCCTTGTCTATTGTTCTGTTGTTCTCGATGTTCGCGTAATCTGAAGTCGAAGCTATACACGTCGGCGTGTCGTTGTAATAACTTCCGTCGATACCTGTATATTTCTTTAAAAAGATATATCCAGAATCGTTCAAAGTAGTCAATCCAGCCGTTGCCTGGTCCTTAACTAATACAGTACCCGTTCCGATTGCGATAGCTGGTTCGTCGAATTCTGTTCCGTCGACTTGGTTAAATAAAGCAATATGCCCAACGTTTCTATGGACCTGGGCGAAAGAAATAGACCCCAATAAAGCACCGATACAAGTTACCGAAACAGCTTCAGAAATTGCAAGCGCCGAACCTAGTCCCGCCCCGTCTTCGCCGACACAAACAGAAATGTTTTTATTTGTCAACGCTCTAAGGTCTGGAAGTGATCCAATAGCTGAAACGCCTTGAAAGTCCCCCGCATAAATTACTGAAAGTGGCTTGTCTTCGCTTTCTAAAGTCGTAGCGCTTGTTTGTAGGCTGTTTAATGTAGCCGTAGCGAAAGCCGTCAACGGATCGTAGTAACCGATTTGTCTTATTTCGCCACCCGCGTAATTTTGTAACGTTTCGATTTCATCGTATACTATCGCTGTCGAATCAATAAGATGAACGTAAAGCTTCCCCTGTGGCTGTTTTTTAAAGAATTGGTTCAAGTGATACCAAAGTAAATTAGTCGTTGCACCAGCTTGCGTAATACCTAACGCCACGGCTTCCGCGATTGAATAAACTATTTTTATTCTGTCTGAAGTCGTGAATCCCGAAGGAAGGTTCGCATTTACAAACGGCATAATGAACCCCGAAACGTGGTCTTTTGTTGTTAATGGACGACCGAGTCCACCCTGTCCTCTGTTGATTGTAATTCCAGAAAGTGCCATTTTATTTTTCTTCGTTTGAAGTTAATAATTCGATTAATTGATCTTTTGTCAACTTCGTTGTGAATCCTTCCAGGTTTTCCGCTAAGTCTTGCAATTCGGATTTTTTAAGTCCGTCGTAAACTGTCGGCGTTTCGTCCTCGTCTTCAGTTAACAGAATGAATTCGTAAGAAGACCCCGCATAAAATAGGTTCTTTTTTGAATTTTTGAACGTTTCGTTCTTTCCGTAAACTTTGATTTTTGGATCGCTTAATCGTTGCGAATGAGCAACGGCAAAGCTGAAATTTTCCTGTTTGAATAACATTCCGTCCGAAGTTAAACAAACGTTTTCCGCGCCCGTATTGGACGCGAAAAACAAATGTATTTTTTCCATATTCTTAACCATGTTTTAATTATGGCGCAACGTATCCCTGTGCTAAAGCTACGATTCCTTTATTATCAGAACGTAAGTTTTTCGCCCCGTGCATTACTAAAGCAGACATAACAGAACCGTAATACTCCGCAACGTCTTCGTTGGCGAATACTTTAATTGAACCTAAAGCAGAAGCGACAGAATCTTTTTGATAAGCGATAGCGCCTAAACAGTCAGTCACAGCGTCAGCAGAACCAACCGCTTTTTTAACACCCGCAACAGCGTTGTTGAATTGAACAACCTCTGGACGAATAAAAACTTTCATTCCGAAAATTTCGTTGACTTGTCCGTCAATCATGTTAACAGCGCGTCCGAAATCATTTCTAATTAAAGCGTCGATTCCGAAAAGTTCATAATACATAGAAGTCGGTAAAACTAAATAACGATCGTTTTTAGCAACGTTATCTAAATCTAGCTTTCTAGCTAATTTCGCGATGTCTTCTTTTGTTACTAAAAGACGTGTTCCTGTCGCCGTAGCGTTTGGAAGTTCCGCCGTTGCTGCACCTGTAGTTCTTAATACTAAAGAAGCTGAAGCACTTGGCGCCCATTCGTAAGCAACTTCAGTACCGATTCTTTCGTTAATCGCGTTTATGTGCTGTGACATAACAGATTGCCTTTTCATGTAAGACGTTTGTAATTCGTCAAGGTCCGTTATTAAGACAGGGTCCGTAGTGTACTCGTTCAAGTTATACGTTAATTCCGTATCTGTTCTTTGAGCGATTGTACCTGGTAAAGACGAACGATTTTTTTCGATTGTCGTCATCGCGCCACTTTGTGGCATGTGAACCGTTTTATTCGAAACAAAAGCCGAATGATCCGTTCCTGTTTTTACGAATTCACTTCCTTGGTGTAGGGTTTCTTTTATGTCTTGAACCCAAATCTCTTGTTGTAAAGCCATTTTTTAAAATATTAATTTAATTCAACTCCGTACTGTTTTTTATACATTTCAGCGTATAAAGACGGGTTTTCGTTTTTAATTTGTTCTAACTTTGAAGGATTTTCCTTCTCTAATTCTCTAAACGTTTTTTCTGGTTTTGAATCCGAGTTTATAACGTTTGTAATTTTGTTTACAGGCTTTTTAAAAGCCGAAACAAGCGCGTCGAAAGCTTCAAGGCTGTTGTTAGCCGTTTCGATTAATTCCGCTTTTTTGCTTTCTTCGAAAATACCCTTTTCGATAGCGTTTTCAACTCTTAACGTGGCAACCTTTAACGACATGTCGTTTTTGATTTTCGTTAAGTCTTCGATTTCGCTATCTTTTGAAGCGATTTCGGTTTCCTTAGTCTTAATAACTTCGTTCGCTTCGTTCAAAGAATTCTTAATTCCGTCGATAGCCGAAATTATTTCCTTTTCTGTCGCGTTCGCGTCATTAAGTCCCAAATGGTTTTTTACTAATTCCATTTTTTGAACTTTTTTTATATTATTTGCATTATTGCCGAT